CGACGAAGGCGCGCCGGGCCTCCTCCTGGTGGGCCAGGCGCCGCTGCATGATCGCGAAGGAGCGCGAGAGGTCACCGACCTCGTCGCGGGGGCCGGGGGGGGGGGGCCCCCCCCCCCCCCACCTCGGTGAAGGCTATGACGCCTTTCGCCCGCACGGCGCCGTGGATCCGCTGTCGCGCGGCAACCTGATGCTCCGCCTCAGCGTCGTGTGTGGACGGCTCCCTCGACGCAAGGGTGAAGTGACATTCGGCGCCGCGGTCGGGTGCGGTCATGTGTCCGGCCTGTTCGCGCGGTTCATGACCGCTGGCCCTGATGCAATCCGCAGCCTGGCTCCCAATCAGTTTTGCGCCCTTCGACGGGCTGCACGCTAAGCGGGTTCTGCCAAGCCCCGGGTTCGACCGGTTTGCCATCACGTCGTCATCACCCCCGCACTCTGCCGACCGACGCTGTCGTCGGCAGAGATCCCTCTACCTTGTCAGGCGGCTGCGGCCTGGACCGTGGCAGGAGCACGATAGGTATCGCCCCTGGCCAACAACGCCCAAACGATGCGGGCTGTCTTGTTGGCCTGCGCCACGGACGCAAGTCGCACCGGTCGGCGGTCGAGCAGGCCGCGCAGCCAGGCCATTTGCGCCGTGACCTTGGTCCGGGCGTGGCGGATCACCGCCGTCGCGCCCAGCACCAGGAGCCGGCGAAGGTAACGGTCGCCTTGCTTGGAGATGCCGCCCTGGCGTTCCTTGCCTCCACTGCTGTTCTGCTTGGGCACGAGGCCAACCCAGGCCGCAAACTGGCGGGCCGAGTGGAACTGGCTTGGATCAGTGATGGTCGCCACGATCGCCGACGCGGTGATCGGCCCGATACCAGGGATGGTTGCCAATCGCCGGCTCGCCTCGTTGTCCTTGTGCCAAGCCAGGATCGCCACCTCGATCTCCTTCACCCGTTCGCCCAGCGCTTCCAACTCCGCAGCCAATCCCCGAAGCGCGTATCGAGCCAGCCGCGGCAGCTTGGTGTCATCCTCGCCCAGCAGTGCCGCGACCAAATCAGCCACGCGGCTGATGCCCTGGGGAGCGATGATGCCCATCTCCGCCATGTGCCCCCGTAGCGCGTTCACCAGCATGGTCCGCTGCCTCACCAGCAGGTCGCGTGTCCGGTGCAGCATCAAGACGGCTTGCTGCTCCGCGCTCTTGATCGGGACGAAGCGCATGGTCGGTCGGGTCACTGCCTCGCAGATCGCCTCGGCGTCGGCCGCATCGGTCTTGCCGCGTTTCACGTAGGGCTTCACATACGAAGCCGGGATGAGACGCACCTGGTGGCCGAGTGCGGTGATCTCACGAGCCCAGTGATGGGCGGTACTGCATGCTTCGATACCGACCAGGCACGGCGGCATGGCAGCGAAGAAGGTCAACACCTCCGCCCGCTGCAGCTTGCGGCGGAGCACGGCCTTACCCGAGGCATCGGCCCCGTGTGCCTGGAACACGCGCTTCGCAATGTCCAGACCGATCGTGGTAATCTCCATGGTGGGCGGCTCCTTCCAGCTCGTTGCACTCAACAGCTACGAGCTTGGCACACGATGCCGAACAGGAGCCGTCCACCGCATCAGTTTTCATGGCGAAGACCAGAACTGGCAGCGCAGCGCCCGCTACGGCGACCCGCTGTGGCTCGCCATTCACGACACCGCCTATACCCGGCCCGGCGACTATCTCCGCGGCCCGCGCGGCACCTTCTTCATCGCCGCCCAGCCGCCGCTGCTGCCGACGCTCTGCGTGCTCACCAACCGGATCCTGCGCTTCGTCCGCGCCGGGGGCGCGCGAAACCCGGGCACCAACGGCTATGGCGGCCTCGAACCATGCCGCGAGCGGCTTCTGCTCGATGGCTGGCCGGCGAGCGTCCTCAACGTCAGCATGAGTTCGCGCGGCAGCGGCGACCTGCCCGGCGAGCCGGGGCCGCAGCGCTGGACGGTGCTGCTGCCCGTGCTCGCAGGCCCCGAGGCCGTCGAACTGCGAACGGATGATGTGATGACCGACGACACCGGCACCAGCGCCGTGATCAGCGCCGTGGAGCGGAGCGAACTCGGCTGGCGTCTCGTCGCGACCCAGGCGATCACCTGATGGCCGATCAATCCGACGTCGAGAACGCGCTGGTCGCGGCGATCACCGCGACACTCTATCCCAATGGCGCGACCGGAGCCTCCGTCATCGCCGATGGCCGCGTGACCGTCCGCATCTACCGCGGCTGGCCGGCGAGCGCCGCGCTGCATGGCGATCTCACCGAGGGCATCCTCAATGTCACCGTCTTCCCGAGCAGCGAGCCGCGTGACACGACGCGCTATCCCGCCGGCTGGACAGTGACGACGGCGATCGTGCCGACGATGACGGCATCCATCCAGGGCACCAGCATCACCTTCGCCGGCACCACGGCTGCCGGCCAGATGGCGGGCATCGCCGTGGATGGCACAGCCTATATCTATCTCGTCCAGGCCGGTGACACCACGGCGCTGGTTGCCGCGGCCCTCGCCGCCCAGCTCATCGCCGCCGGCCGGATCGTGCAGATGTCTGGCGCGACACTGACCATCCCCGCGGCCTCCAGGCTGCTGGCCCGCGTCGAGCAGGCGCAAAGCGCCTTCCGCGAGACCCGCCGCCAGCGGCAGAGCTTTCGCGTGAGCTGCTGGTGCCCGGACCCGATGTCGCGCGACCAGGTCGCCTCCACGATCGACGCCGCCATCGCCAATACGGCCTTCCTGACGCTCGCCGACGGCACCGGCGCCCGCATCACGCTCGAGGGCGGCACGACTATCGACCAGGCGGAGAACGCGACGCTCTACCGGCGCGACCTGATCTACGCCTGCGACTACGCCACCACCCTCACCGCCGCGCAGCCGGCGATGGTGTTCGGAACGGGGACGCTGTCCAGCCCTGCCGGCGCACTCTCGCCCCTCCTCGGCTAAACCCGCAAGGAAACCTCATGCCCATCGTTCAACAGGGCGCCATCAATACGACGGCGCTGGTGGTGCCCGACCTCTATGTGCAGATCGTGCCGCCGCAGACTTTGCTGCTCAACGGCGTGCCGACCGATATCCTCGGTGTCGTCGGCAGTGCGAGCTGGGGGCCGGTCGGCCAGCCCGTGGTCATCGGCACCATGGCGCAATATGCGACGAGCTTCGGCCCCGTGATGCCGCGCCTCTATGACATGGGGACGCAGCTGGCCACCGCCGTGCAGCAGGGCGCGCAGAACTTCCGCTGCGTGCGGGTGACGGACGGCACCGATACCGCGGCCAAGCTCACCCTCCAGAGCGCCATCACGCTGACCGCGCTCCATACCGGCAGCTATGGCAACGGCATCAGCGTCACGCTCTCGGCCGGGTCGCAATCGGGCAGTTGGCGCATCACCGTCGCCCTGCCCGCCAATACGCCCGAGGTCTTCGACAATATCACGGGCAGCGGCGCCGCCCTGTGGCAGGCGATGGTCGCCGCCATCAACACCGGCACCGGGCCGCTGCGCGGCGCCTCGCAGACCGTGACGGCGAGCTATGCCGGCGGCACGGCCACACCCGTCGCCGGCACCTTCGGCTTCGCGAGCGGCACGGCGGGCACGGATGGCGCCACCAATGTCACCTCCGCCATGCTGGTCGGCAGCGATTCCGTGCCGCGCACGGGCATGTATGCGCTGCGCGGTCAGGGCTGCTCGGTCGCCCTCCTCGCCGATTCGATCGACACGACGCAATACACGACGCAGGCGGCGTTCGGCCTCTCCGAAGGCGTCTATATGATCATCACCGGCCCGGCCGGCGACACGACCGAAAACGCCGTCGCCACCAAGGCGACCGCGGGCCTCGACAGCTATGCCGCCAAGCTCATGTTCGGCGACTGGCTCTATTGGTACGACCAGACGAATGCGGTGACGCGCCTGGTCTCCCCGCAGGGCTTCGCGGCCGGGCGGCTGGTCAACCTCTCGCCCGAGCAATCGAGCCTGAACAAGCAGCTCTACAGCATCGCGGGCAGCCAGAAGAGCGGCTCGGTCGCCTCCGGCCAGTCCAGCACCTATGCCACCGCCGATCTCCAACTTTTGTTCCAGAACGGCATCGACGTGATCTGCAACCCGCAGCCGGGCGGCAGCTATTGGGGCGTGCGCTGCGGGCACAACTCCTCCTCCGACGCCGCCGTGAATGGTGACAACTACACGCGGCTGACCAACTATATCGCGGCGACGCTCAGCGCCGGCATGGGCCTCTATGTCGGCGAGGTGATCAATTCGACGCTGTTCCAGAACATCAAGGCGACGCTGCTCGCCTTCCTGCAAGGCATGCTGACGCAGGGCCTGCTGGGCAGCACCGACGGCAGCCAGCCCTTCTCGGTGGTCTGCGATACGACGAACAACCCGTCCTCGCGCACCGCCCTCGGCTATGTGCAGGCGGATGTGCAGGTCCAGTATCAGGGCATCAACGAGAAATTCATCGTCAACGTCGAGGGCGGCCAGACCGTGCAGGTCAGCAGCCAGACGGTGACGAATTCACCCACGTCCTAACGGAGGACAGGCATCATGGCTCTCAATACCTTCAATACCGGCAAGGATTGCCAGGTCGTCGTGCTCGGACCCTTCGGGCGCGTCGACCTCGAACATGTCACCGGCTTCGAAAGCCGCCAGATGACGGCCTCCATCCGCGTCGACCGGATGGACGGTACCATGATCGGCGCCGAACTGCCGAAGGGCTGGGAAGGCTCCTTCGACATCGAGCGCGGCTCCGCCTCGGCCGATGATCTGGTCGCGCAGGTCGAGCAGAGCTACCTGAACGGCACCACGCCGGCGCCGGGCACGCTCTACCAGTATATCGACGAGATCGACGGCTCGACCTCGACCTATCAATACAACGGCGTGAGTTTCAAGCTCACCTCCTCCGGCCTCTACAAGGGCGATGCGAGCGTGAAGCAGAAGCTGGAATTCTTCGCCACCAGCCGGAGCCGCGTCTCGTGAGCCGCCCCTCGGAGATGATCCTCGACGACTGCGGCATGGTCGAACGTATCGACGCCACAGGCCGGAAGCTGCATGTGCGCAAGCCCAATGTGCTCGACCGACTGCGGCTGTTCAAGGCGGTGGGACCGGATATGGCGCAGAACGAGCCCTATCTCGGGCTTGCGCTGACGGCTTGCGCCGTCAAGTTCATCGACGATGTTCCGGTGCCCCACCCCAGTAACGAACAGCAGATCGAGAACCTCATCCTCCGCCTGGGCGACGCCGGGATAAATGCCGCCGGAACCGTGGTGGCTGTCCGTGACCCCTCGCCTGCGGAGGTGCGAGAGGAAGCGGGAAACTCAGCCGGCACCCCGATCTGAAAGAGTGTCTCTATCTCGTGAAGAACGGGGTGCCCTTCGACATCGCCTTCACCCTGCCCAAAGCCGAGCGCCGCGCTTACGCGGTCGCGATCGGCGAGCTGGACGGCGCGACACGCTATGACTGGCAGGCCATGGGCTGGGAGCAATGACCGGATGCCGACCCTCGCCGACCTCTCCCGCCTGGACCTCGCCGAGATCAAGCGCCGCGCCCTGGCCGCCGGGGCCGCCGCTTTGGCCGAGGCCGCCCGCCGCCGCGCTGCCACCGCGCCCGGCGCGATCACGCATGCGGTGACGGAAGATGACCGCGCAATGGTGCGGGTCATCGATCCCGGCCTCGTCCGGCGCGAGCGCGGCGATGTGGGACAGGCGCCTGCGCCCTTCCTTGCCCCGGATGCCGCCGATCGCCTCTCGGTGCGCGCGGCGATCGTGGAAAGCCTGCGAAAGGATCTGACGTGAGCGAGGAACTCGACTCCATCGGCATCTCCCTCGTCCTCGACGACGAGGTTGCCGAGGGCATCCGCCGCATCAGCCGGGAGATGGCACTGTTCAGCCGCCAGACCGAATTCACGGCGGCACAGATGAGCCGGGTCGCGCGGCAGCATCTCAGCGCCCATCTGCCGCCGGAGCCCGAGCGG